CGGGAGTTGGCAAATCAGAAATGACAAACATGTTGAATGCATATTTGCTAACAGCCCGAGGCTATACTGATCCGGATGATTTGGCTAAACGTATCTATTTCCGTGATGCTACACAACAACGTTGGGACGGATATACAAATCGTATTGAAGGAGTCGTATGGGATGATTTCGGTATGGTGAAAGATACTCAGACTAACCCAAGTAATGAACCAGTTGAGATTGTTAGAGCTGAGAATTCAGCGCCCTGGCAGCTCGAGATGGCCAATCTATTTGAAAAAGCACAGACCTACTTCCAGGCGAAGTGGGGAATTCTTACATCGAATGCAACGAACTTTAAATGGGATAGTCTCACTAATCCAGAAGCTATTAATCGTCGAATCTGTCGTAAATTTAGGCAGACTATTGTCCCACAATATCAACGTAAAGTTCTCATTGAAGGGCGAGAGACAATTATGCTTAACGTATTTAAAATTGCTGAAGATTCTATTAATGATCCAAGTGTGTATGAGAAAGTGTGGTCTTTCCAAGAAATCGATGCACACAATGTTAGCCAAGGTAGCGGAGATGTTGTCGTTGGAAAACCGATGGATTTTAATGCCTTTGCTGCCTCAATTCATCAAACACTAGAAATTCGACGCATTCAAGCTGAGAGTAAACTAACACATATTACCTCATATTTTAATCGTTGCGTTGTCGCCCGTCAGGGTGGAAGCGTACAGATGAATATGGAGCGACCGGATGAGAAACAAGATTACGTAACTTACTTGGAACAGCCACTGACTCAATCAGTAATTCCGAAACATGAGGCCACTGAAGCTAAGAAAGCCTTGACCGGTCGTTCTGCGACTGTGATGGGACAATCCGAAGCTGAAATTATGGCCCAGATGCCGGCTACGTGTCGTTATCTCTTTGGAGGTAATAGCGGGGCTAATCCGAATGGAAGAGGTAATCCGAAGCATTTTGAGCGAATGGAGCCGGTCCCGAGGAAGGTCCAGCGCGAAGATGAACTTGCGTATTTTGATCTTCCGACTCTTCCATTTGAACCTTCATATGCGGAAAAATGGTCAAAGAAAATCCATCTTAATTTGAGGCGTGTTGTTGCCTACAATAAATATCCCGAAGATCGGGCGCCTCTTCTTGAGGTGCCGGCTGGTTATGATGTTGCACATCTTTTGAACAAGACGTGCGCTATTGTACCTACTCAGAAAGCCGATCTTTTCATTCGAGCATTCAATCTCGCGCATGCCGCCTACGTTCTTGTGGGTGGTGGTGTGAACTGCGCTAAAGCTAATGTGATGCTTGAGTATGGATGTGCTGTTGACGCAACTAGCCTTGATTTGTTCAATGCTATCATGTTTACTCATTTTGGATATATGGACGAGGTAGAGTACTGCGCTCATCATGGGGATGAGCGTCTTACTTGGAATAGTTCATATCAAATCGTGGAGGCTAGCTCCAACTACTTGTTGGAGTGGTTTGATTGGTTCAAATTGACAGGTGCGACACTAGCACATCAGGCGTGGTTTGGCGCTATTTATGCTGCCATTCTATTCCTGTCTGCCCTTGTCGCTGGATATTTAACTAAGAAATTTTTGATTCCGAACAAATCGATAAAGAAGAAGGGAAATACTGAATCTCACCAGGACAGAACCAACGGAGCTCGACGTGGAAATGTTGAGTCCCAGCAGGATAAGACTGCTGGGGCGCGTCGAGGCAAAGTCGAATCCCATCAGGATAAGACTGCCGGGGCGAAACGAGGTAACGTCGAATCACGACAGGACAAGACTAACGGTGCCAGACATGGCGCCGTCGAAGTTGACTACTCTCATTTCGTTGATGAAAATGGATCGAGTGCTGCATGTGAATGCAGACCTCACACTTTGTGTGAGGTTTGCTTGATGCGAGGATACAAGACATGTAAGAATCATTGTGTTCATGGAGAGACTCAGGCGTGTTTCGACCAGAACGCTAAAGAAATGGAACAGAAGATTGCCAAAAATACATATTCTATAACTCGTATTGAAAATGGACAGACCATGCGACTCGCTCAGCTAGTTTTTCTAGCTGGCCGAGTTGCGATCACTAATCGACACACAGTGGAACAACTCCGTGGGGAAATCCAAATTACTAACTCTGATTATTCCCGAACTATGAATATACCTGTTTCGGAGCTGAGGTTTGGAGTCTTGTCGAAGGACTCCATTCATGGATATAAAGACGTAGCAGTGATTGAGTTTCCACGTGCAGTGATGTTGCACCCGGACATCCGAAAGCATTTTATGACGAAAGAAGATTTCTGTTTTCATAAGGAATTGTCGATGGTTGGTCTGTATTCTTTGACCGCCCAGGGACATATGCAAATCATGTACTCGCAATTGTGCAAAGCTGAAGATACTAGACCATTTGATCTCAAGAATCCTCTTGCCGACGATGTTTTGGTGAGAGAATGGTATATGAGTGATTTGCCTACACAGCGCGGAGATTGTGGTGGTCTTTATTGCTCGCACGATCCGTCTTTTGAACGAAAATTTATAGGAATTCACATGGCAGGAATGAACATCAAGCCATATTCCGCTGCGGCCGTGGCGGTCCATCAGGGCGTATTGAAAGAGCTTATTGAGGCCCTTCCATTGAGATATCCTGAATCGCTCGACTGTGCCCATCACCAGGTACCTGAACCTGCTGGGATTACACAGATCGAAGATCGGCCGTTCGACGGGGATTATACCCTCCTAGGAGTTGGACCTGAAATCCATGCTAATGTTCATAGTCAAATTGTGCCTAGCCCAGTGGCTGGGCTCATTGAAGAGACTTGCGGGCCGGCTCTCACAAAGCCGGCCATGCTTAGACCGATGAATGGTCACGATCCGTTGGCGAGGGCTCGTCAAAAAGCCTTCGCCGCCGGTGTCGTGATTGATGACGCTCTGTTGGAGGAGTGTGCGGCTAATTACCGCGCCCTCCTTGAGCAGGACGTCGTTCAGACGGACCAGAGAGTACTTACATTTGAAGAAGCTATTGCTGGAGTCGAGGGAGACCCGTATTACACTGGCATTAAACGCAACACTTCACCAGGATATGGGTGGAATGGCGCTGGCCAGGGGAAACGGGCCTTTCTCGGCGACGACGAATATGTATTTGATCACCCTGAAGTCGTCCGGAAGACATCTGAGATGCGTGAGCGCTTGTTACGAGGTGAGCGCTCTCAGACTGTATGGACAGACACATTGAAGGACGAACGTCGGCCAATTGAGAAAGTCAACGAAGGTAAGACTCGTCTATTTGCAGCTGGTGAGCTGTCGTATTTGATTCTGTTTAGACAATATTTCGCTGGTTTTGCAGCACATATGGCTCGGCATCGGATTGATCTTGAGTCGTGTATTGGAGTGAACCCCTATTCACAAGATTGGAATCGTGCGGGTATGAAAATTACGAAACACGGAAGGCATGTTGTAGCTGGGGATTTCTCCAACTTCGACGGAACGCTTTCCGCCGCAGTGCTCTGGATGTGCTTAGATGTAATTGAGCATTTTTACCAGGGTACTGAAGAAGAGAAATACATGAGACGTAGACTGTGGATTGACATTGTTCACAGTGTTCATACCACCAAGGGAATTCTCTATATGTGGAATCATTCACAGCCATCTGGGTGCCCTATCACAGCTATTCTTAATTCATTGTACCATTCACTTGTCGCGCGATATGTGTATGTGTTATGTGCGCGGAAATATAGTCCCGAACACGTGCGGTTGAGTAACTTCAACAGGTACGTGTCTCATATTAATTATGGAGATGATGATGTGTATAATATTGACGAGTCTATCGTGGAATGGTACAACCAGATTACTATGGCTGAAATGTTTGAAACCATTGGAATGCATTATACAGATGAATTGAAGACTGGTGAACTCGTTAAATCACGAACCCTTGACGAGATCCAATTTCTCAAACGAAAGTTTCGCTGGGATCAGTCTCAGTGTAGATATCGTGCGCCATTGTCTGTGGACACGATCACGGAGATGGCGCGATGGGTGAAAGGGAAGAAAAATCATTGGACTCTCACCCAGGAGACGATTCAGGAGGCCTTGTATGAGGCTGCCGAACACGATCGAGGTACATTCGAGGACCTCACTAGGAAATTAGAGCCCGCTCGCCGTGAGGTGAATAAGCGGGTTCTGTGTCCGGCATCAACGTACGCAGCCTACCAAGAAGATCAGTATATGAAGTATTGCATACGCTAGACTTAATCTCGTAGATCGGGGCAGGGAG